AATCAAACTTATTCTTTGGAACAGGTCTTTTAAATGACTTAAACGAAGTACGAGTAATTGATATGGCAGAGAATGACGGCTCACAAAATGTACGTGTTGTAATGAGATTTACAGCAGGAGTTCAGTACGCACAAGTGACTGACATCGTTTACAGAAAAACTGTATAATAATTAACTAATCAAATTTAAAAGGGTGGGTAAAATTGCCTACCCTTTTTTATTAAAAAAACTTTAAAAATATGGGATGCTCATTAACAAGCGGACGTAAAGTACCTTGTAAATCGGCAGTAGGTGGTATTAAAACTATTTACTTTGCGGATTACGGAACTTTGGGAGATGCAACAATCGTATCAGGAGAAATAACAGAATTTAGCGCACCGCTGGGTTCTACAATATGGTATCAATTCGATGTAAAAGGTAATAGTTCAATGGAAACTGCTATCACTTCAAGTAGAGAGAATGGAACTACTTTTTACGATACTACACTAAATATGACTTTGACCTTTCAAGACAAAGCTACACAAGAAGAACTGAAATTAATCGCACACGCTCGTCCACACGTAGCAGTTGAAGATTATAATGGAAACTTCTTTTTAGTAGGACTTGAGAATGGTGGAGATGTAAACGGTGGTACTATCGTTACAGGTGCTGCAATGGGAGATTTAACAGGCTATACTTTAACGGTAAATGCACAAGAAACTGCACCGCCTTACTTTGTAACACCAAGCGCTATTACTGATAATGCTTCTGGGGTTCAAATTGACCCAACTGCATAAATAGTACTTTTACTTATAAAACAGGGTTATCTTAACGGATAGCCCTTTTTTTATACCTACACAATACAAAATATTTGTTTTTTATTTATATATTAATATGAAGTTGATAACCACAAACGGTAATAAAACCTTTAAGATAATTCCTAGAGAATTTACAGTAGGCACATTGAACCTAAAATTAACTAGCGAAAGTACAAATAAAACTATTACAGTTGATGCTACTTCTGTTATTGATGGGAATTATATTTCTTTTGATGCTGTTTTCGGCACTTTAACTGAAAGTGATTTTTATATATTAGATGTTGTTTATTCAAATAATATAATTTATAAAGATAAGATTTTTTGCACAGACCAAGCAATTAACCAAAGTAATGACGAGTATTACAGCGTAAATAAAGACAAGTATATAAGTGAAGAAAGTTCGGACAACGAATTTATAATAATATAAATATGAACGATTTAAGGATAGTAAATTTAAGTACCTACACAACGCCAGATATTGTGGAGAAATCAAATAAAGAATGGGTTTCTTATGGTTCTGATAACAATTATTTTAAGTACTTAATTGACCGTTATAATGGTAGCCCAACAAACAACGCTATTATAAACGGTATTAGCGAAATGATTTACGGACGTGGTTTAGATGCTTTAAACTCAAATAAGAAGCCAGAGCAGTACGCTAAAATGATTTCTTTGTTTCATAAGGATATGGTTCGTAAATTATGCTATGACCTTAAATTAATGGGTCAATGTGCTATGCAAGTAATTTATTCTAAAGACAAAAAAAGCATTGCAAGAGTTGAGCATATACCTGTTGAGAATTTAAGAGCAGAAAAATGTAATGAAAAAGGCGAAATAGAAGCGTATTACTACTCTGATAACTGGGCAAAGGTTAAGAACGTAGGACAAACAACTAGAATCCCTGCTTTTGGTTGTAGCTCTGAAAATATAGAGATTATATACGTTAAACCCTACAGAGCGGGATATAAGTATTATTCAAGTCCAGATTATGCAGGTGGCTTACAATATGCAGAACTAGAGCAAGAAATAAGCAACTATCATTTAAACAATATCCTGAACGGTTTAGCACCATCAATGTTGATTAACTTCAACAACGGTACGCCAAATGCAGAAGAACGCCAAGCCTTAGAAAACCGTATATATTCAAAGTTTAGCGGTTCAAGTAATGCAGGTAAATTTATATTAGCCTTTAATGATAACCCTGAAAGTGCTGCAACAATTGAGCCAATACAGTTAAGCGAAGCACACCAACAATATCAATTTTTAAGCGATGAAAGTTCTAAAAAAGTTATGGTATCTCACAGGGTGGTTTCTCCTATGCTTTTAGGTATTAAAGATAGTAGTGGTTTAGGTAATAATGCAGAGGAATTAAAAACGGCTAGTACATTAATGGATAACACCGTTATAAGACCATTTCAGATGCTTTTAATAGATGCTTTTGATAGTATATTAGCATTTAATCAAATGAGCCTTAAACTGTACTTTAAAACGCTTCAACCTTTAGAGTTTACAGATTTAGAAAACGTAGAAGATGCAGAAACACGAGAAGAAGAAACAGGGGTTAAACTTAGCCAAGATTTACCAGATGATTTAGGTAGTGATATAGCTGATGAATTAATAGACTTAGGAGAAAGCGAAGAAGAACTACTTGAGGGGTATGATTTAGTAGATGAAAGCGAGGTTGATTATGAGTTAAATGACGAACTAGACGAAGTTATAACAGACTTAAACACCGAGCCTGAACAGTCAACACTTTCTAAAATATGGAATTTTGTGAGTACAGGAACGGCTAAACCAAACGCAAAAAGCACACAAGATGGCAAATCAAAACAAGACAGTCAAAAGGGTGTTGAGTTTTTAGTACGCTATTCTTATGCACCAGAAAAAGCGGGTGCAAATAGCAGACAATTTTGTTCTAAAATGGTAGGGGCTAAAAAGGTTTATCGCAAAGAAGATATATTGGCAATGGGTAAGAAATCTGTTAATGCAGGTTTTGGTAAAGGCGGTTCAGATACTTATTCAATATGGTTATATAAAGGCGGGGCAAGATGCAATCATAAATGGTTTAGAAAAACCTACCAAATTAAAGACGGTAAAAAAAGCCAAATTTCAAGCGGTCAAGCAAAAAGCAAAGGTTTTAAAGCACCTAAGAACGCTCAAAAAGTACCAGTAGCACCAAAGGATATGAAGTATAAGGGTTATACTGCCGAATATTGGAATAAAATGAAATTCAAAAACTAAATGGCAACAGCATTATTTATATCAAGAACTGATTTAGTACGCAATTCTATCTTAGATGGTAATGTAGATACTGATAAATTTATTCAGTTTATAAAACTAGGTCAAGAAATTGACATACAAAACTTACTAGGTACAGATTTATACAATAGAATAAGTACGGATATTAAAAACAGTACTTTAACAGGCGATTATTTAGCCCTTGTAAGCGACTATATACAACCAACCTTAATATGGTTTGCACAAGTTAATTATATACCATTTGCAGCGTATCAAATTAAGAACGGTGGAGTATTTAAACATTCAAGCGAAACAGCAGAAAACGTTAATAAAACAGAAGTAGATTATTTAGTGGGTAAAGCAAGGGAATACGCTAATTATTATTCGACTAGATTAGTGGATTACTTATGTTTTAATGAATCTAAATTCCCTGAATATACAAGCAATAGTGATAACGATATAAGTCCTGATACAGATACGGTATTTAACGGATGGGTTTTATGAAGTATAAAGTAAAGAAAAAAAACTTAAATAAGTTAATGAGTTATTTGAGAAAGGACATTAAAAACTTAAACAATGAGAGGGAATATATCAAACGCAATAAGTAAAGACAGCGTTAAAAGAGGTTATGTAAGCGAAAAAATTAGTGTTACTTGGAGGCATTATATAGGTGGTATTTCTACCTACACTTTATATGATTCAGGAACTACAACTACATTCCCTTTTGCTTATGGTGGTATTCCTGTACCTTATAATGCTTATTTTAGTCAATTTATGTTATCGTCTTTGCCTTATTCAACTAGGCAGTTCCCTAATGGTAGTTCTTTGACTTTAAGTGTTTATGTAGATAATGTTTTAAAAGGTAGTCAAACAGGTTCTTATGGTAATAATGTAAGAGAAACAGTAGTATTGGATTTTGGAGAATCAATAGAAATAAATACAGGAGAAACAGTAACACTTAGGCTTCAAGTAAATGGAGAATGGTGGTACAGTTCAAGTACATCAATAATAACACAACGATAATGGAAAACCCGAAATTAGCATTAATACCAAGTGGATATCAAAGTGGAACTGTTTACTCAATTTTACCTACTGATGGTGTAGGAGATTTTGATTTTAGTAGAAATTCAGAAGCTACGAGAGTGAATAAAGATGGGTTAATAGAAACGGTTAATAATAATGTACCAAGATTAGATTGGTTGAACAGCGATTGCCCTAGTTTGTTATTAGAACCGCAAAGGACAAATTTAATCTTGTTTAGTGAAGAATTTTCAGGCTCTAACTGGGTTTCTGTTGGAACGTCAATAACTTCAAACACTATAACTTCCCCAAACGGTCAAATTACCGCCGACAAATTACAAAGAACGTCAACAAGTGCGTGTTATAGAATACATAATATATATAAATCTGGCGCTATAACTTATACAACGTCAGTATTTATAAAAAAAGGTTCAGATGATTATTTTTCAATGAGAGCGCAAGGTTCTTATCCTTCGAGAGTTGATATAAGATTTAGATTTGATACGGAACAAATTTATTATGCGCAATCGACTTCAAATTTTACATTGATAAATTCTGATGTGCAAAATTATTCAAATGGTTGGTATAGGATATCTTTCACTTATACAACAGACACACATTCGGTTGTAGCGGTTTATTTTAGCCCACGAGCATCAGACGGAAATATCGATACCGTTGATATCTCATCAAATTCATTTGCTTATGTTTGGGGGGCACAAATGGAACAAGAAATCTATCCTACAAGTTATATCAAAACAACAGGGAGTATAGTAACAAGATTGCACGATTTTATAGATGGTGCGGGTTCTAGTAGTTTATTTAATTCTTTAGAAAGTACTTTTTTTGTTGAAATGGCGGCTTTGGTAAACTCTCAAAGAACTAGCAATGGCATAGAATTGGCTGATGTTAGCGGTCAAAATAGAATTACTTTACAATACGATGCTTTTAATAATCAAATAAGATGTGATGTCAGGGTTTCAAATTCAGTTCAAGCGTTAATAACTACACAAAGTTTTGATGTTACTAATTTTAATAAAATGGCTATAACGTACAAACTAAACGAAGTTAAATTTTATGTAAACGGTCAATTAATTTCAACAGATACACTCGTTAACACATTCGCACCTAACACATTAACGGAAGTCAGAAGCACAATCGCAGGGTCAAGCGATGAGTTTATTAACCTAAAAGCTAAAATAAAAGATTTAAGAGTTTATAATCGAGCATTAACACAAGAAGAAGCAATAGAATTAACAACTACATAATGGAAATAAAATTAGGTAAATACGAATTTAAAAGCGAGGAACAGGCTTTAGAAAAAATACGAGATTTAGGGGTTGATACAGATTTCGAGGGTAATGAATATCGAACACATAAACACGCTATCGTATTACTAGGTCATATAGTGTTAGAGCAAGGGGAATATGATGAGAATTTAGAAGAAATAAAAGCACCTGTTTTAAGTGAAAAATACCACGTTGACGTAGTTTGGAATGGTTTAAAAAGTCATCCATACGGTTGGAAAACTTATAGCGTAGATTTAGAGAGCGAGGGAATGCACCAATTTGCAGGGGTATCGTATTTAGAGAATAAAATGTAATGACAATACAAGATTTGAGAATAGGAATTTTAAATGCTGTTACTTTAGGTATCAGCTTTACACATATAGAGAACGGTTTAAAGATTGTGTTACTATTGTTATCAATAGGATATACAGCGCAAAAGATATACGAAACGCACAAAAAGAATGACTAAGAATTTTAAAAAAAGTGAGTTTGACTGTAAGTGTGGCTGTGAAATGCCAGATGATGTATTTGTAAATATTACTAAACTAGCTAATCAATTACAGTATGTTCGTGATAACGTTGCTATGCCTATAACTATAAATAGTGCTTATAGATGTGAGGCACATAATAATTCGATAGGCGGTTCTAAAAACTCTCAACACTTACTAGGCAAAGCTGCTGATATTGTTATTAAAGGACTTGACCCTGTTTTAGATACTTATGATTATTTAGAAGAATTAATTTTATCAGGGGAAATACTACAAGGCGGTTTAGGAATGTATAAAACTTTTACGCATTACGATATTAGAAAAACTAAAGCACGTTGGAATGGGTAAATACAAAGATAATAACGGAACTACAAGAGTAGGAGATGCTTTACGTTGGTTATTAAAACAAGGTAAAGAAGTAGCACCAGAACTGTTAAAAATTGCTTCTAACGTTACAGGAATTGAAGCCTTAGAGGTTTTAGCTAGTAAAATAGGAGCTGATGAAAAACTAAGCGAAACAGATAAACAACTTTTATTAGAAGAACTAAACTTTGATAAATTAGAAATGCAAGAAACCACAAAAAGGTGGGTTTCGGATAACAATACAGATAGTTACTTAACACGCAATATAAGACCTTTAACACTTGCCTTTTTAACGGCTACATTATTCATATACATAATATTAGATAGCTCCTTAGAGGGCTTTAAAATATCTTCTGATTGGATTGACTTACTTAGTTCCTTGTTACTTTTAGTTTATGGCGGTTATTTCGGGATGCGTTCTGCAGAGAAGATAACTAAGAATTGGAAAAAATAAATAGCTTTTTTCTTTTTTTTCTAAAATAAAATATATAACTTTGAATTTTTTATTAAAACTAGACATTTAGTTAAATGTTTTGTTGCCCTTAAAGGCAAAAAAAACAAATACAAAATAAA